TTTCGTTTTCTGCTTGTTAGCATAAATTTTACTTCCAGCAGAAACGGCTAATTTAATTGCCGATAACCACATGTTAGTACCAAGTAGCTTTTACAGGTTTTTTTTCAGCTCTAATCGCTTTTGTACCTCTAACTGTAACAGTTTGAGATGTAAAAGGGTCAGTAGCTTTAATTTCTTTACCACCTCTAGCATAACCATCTTTATTTAAGTCAGCTGCTAGAAATTTTGAAATTTTAGGTTCTTTTTTCATAAAACTCCTTATTTTTTTCTTAGTTTTTTTAGTGTTATCGCAAAACGAGCTCTTTGTCCAAGCTTTCCTTTCTTTTTCGCTGCAGATTTTAGTTTAGATGCAGGGATTTTTTCGCCTTTTTTAATTCCAAGTGATTTTCTTAATGCACCTGGTTTTTTTATTGCTTTTTTAATGTTTAATTTACTCATTAGTCGTCTCTTTTTAAACTATTTTGTAATAAAGTTTTTTCTAAAGAAGTTTGAGCTCTTAATTTAGCTAATTTTTCGTTTTGAGCAAGTCTTTCATCATTATCAGCTTGGTTCATAACTGCTTTTGTTCTATCAATCTGTATTCTAGCTTCTTCATAGTCTTTTCTACGTTGATTTTCTTGTGCTCTTAGGTCTAACTCTCTTTGTTTTATTTTTGTAAGTGGATCATTTTCCATTTGATCTGTTATTTCTTTTTCTTCTTTTAAGAATTCACCTGTCATGTCTGCAATCAACACAGCTTTTCTAGCTTCAAACTTTTCAGTAAACTGTTTCATCTGTTGTTGTATTTGTGGATCTTGCATTGCTTGTGGATTTTGTTGCATAGCAGTAATTTGTTGAATCTCTTGTGTAAATTCTACTTCAGTTTGTTCTTGAGCCATTAAAGAAATGTGTTCAAAAATATTTTTTTCTAATGAAGCTAGTATCATTGGATTATTTCTAGCTAAATTAGTTGCCATAAAATCTAAGTGTGCTTCCATGTGTGCTCTATGGTCTTGTCCAGGGAAAGCTTGAAAAGGTTTACCACCCATTGCATCAATATGTTCTAACGCTGGATCTTTTGGTTGCGGTGGTTGTGGTGCAACTAATATTTTATCAATGTCTTTCACCCCTAATGCTTCATACATATTTCTATATACATTATATGTATTGTGAATTTGAGGATTAGACATTGCCAGTTGTAATTCAGTTTGCGCTAAAGATATTCTTTGAGCCTGTGAGAAAATATTTGGATCAGCAACTGGCAATATGTCAACTCTGTCATCAAAGTCCATGGCTTTGATTTGTTTCTGACCACCTACAACATCGTAAGGATATTCTGGTGGTAGATATGTAGCAAATACTTTTGCTAATAATTTAAATTCTTGTCTTAATGCTGCATAAATTCTTTTGTGAATTGCAGACATTGTTCTACTTCCTCTTTCAAGCAAGGCGACTGTCGTACCCACCGCGGCTTGCTGATTTCCCTCTCCTACCTGCATGTCGGCAATAGACGCAAATCTTTGCCCTGCTTGTACTACGACACCCATAAGCTGTAATAAAGTTTGAGAAGGCTCTTTGTATGGAAGCATCATAAACGAATCTCTAATGTTTCCTCCAGGAGCATCTACATCTCTAAATTCTCCAGGTTGAATTGATTGTGCATCATCCCTAATTCTAATTCCTCGTTGCTTAAATCCTGCAGGTAAATTTGATAATGTACCTGCATCTAGTAGTTGTCTTAGTGCAGCAGTAGCTGTTCTTGATAGTCCACCTATCATATGTATTAAACCAAAACCATAAAAACCTAGCCCTGGCAAAAATTTAAAATGTACAAAGTATTGTTTCTTTTTCTTTAAAGGATCCATTTGATCGTAGTTTCTTCTAATAGATAAAATTTCTTGTGATCCTTCTTCTATAGTTACAATGTACGGTAATTTAATTCCTGTCTCTTCTCCTGTCTGTGGATTTTTATCTTCAAAATTTTCTAGATCTAAATCCATGTGGAATTCTAAAAGAGTATGAATATTTTCATCTCTTGTTTTTTGTTGACCTTCTAATTCTCTTTCTTTTCTTTCAAGAGCGTTTGCTTCTTCTTCTCCTGGTTCAGGAATTTCTATGTCTCTATAAAATCCTGATACTTGTTGTTTTCTTAAATCATTTTGAGAAGTTTTAATTACGTGAACGATTGCTTCCGCATCGTCTAATGAGGTAGCCGAATACGGAACAACTAAATCGTCTGCAGGTACAAACTTGGAAACCGCTCTTCCAAGTAAGTCATCAAAATAAACTTTTTTAAATGTAGACCCTGCGAGTGGTAAATAAAAAAGCATGGAATCAAACTCAGGTTCGTATTCTTTCATTTGATCCATTAGTTGATAATTCATAAATTCTTTAACTCTTTCAGCTTGTTGTTCTTTTTGTGGTGTAGTTGCACCTAAAATCTGAGTTCGTACTGGTCCGTTTGAAGGAAGTAATTCTTTGTAAGCTAAAGCTTGAAACTGTGTAACAGCTTCAGCTAAAACCGGGTGAGTTGCACCGCTTGCTCCTTGGAATGGTTCGCTTCTCATATTATATTTAAAACCTAAAAGGTCTAAACCTGTTACGTAAGCTTGCTCCCAATCTTTTCTTGAATTTTTATAATCTTGATATTTTTCTGTTAGGTCTGCACCAAGTTCACCTAATGCAGAGTCATCCATAAAATCTGCTAAGTTTGCAAAATGGTCTTGAGGCATTTCTGCCATTTGGTTTTCTTCAAAATTTATATCTACACTACCATCTTCGTTGGTTACAACATTAGTTGGACCATCTACTTGAGGTTCAGGTAATTGTTCTATTTCTTCTTGAGAGACTTCGATTGTCTCGTCTACGTTCGGTAGCGCTTTGTCTATTTCTGCCATTTATTTTCTCCAGTTTTTCTACTTTAACATTATTGTAATTAATATTCAAGCCTTGAGGTGTAGGACCTGCTTTTGGTGGTAAAAGATGCCATTTAGGATATTTATTCAAATAAACCTCCTTCGTCCATTAAACTTTCGTTATATACTCTTCTTTCATCATCACCCATAGCTTTTACTTTTGCTATTTCATCTTTTGCAAATTTACCATATTGATACAAAGCTTCTCCACCTAATGATGCAATACCTAAAGGTGATGCAATTCTTGCTGCACGCATTGCCATTTTGGGACTCAAACCTAAATTTAAAAATCTTCTTAACAATGGGTTAGATGCAATCTTACTAGATTGTTTTACTAACGCTGGTGCTGCTGCAAGTTCTGTTCCTAAAATAGCTCTATCTAAAGAAGACTTTGGATCAACACCAAACCCTGCGCTTAATCCAACGGTAGCTGCAGGTGTTGGCAAATACTGTAAAACTTTACCTGCTCCTCTTCCTACATCTTTTAAAAGTTCAGAATTAATAAAACCTTCTTGACCCTTAAAAGCATTTTTATACATATCTCTTGTTCGAGTTTTTTCTGGTGTAGGTATTTTGTCTGCTGTTGTTACTTCTGATATTTTTAATAGTTCATCTATTCTTGGATCTCTAACATTTAGAAACTTATTTAATTTTTGTTGTCCAGTATTTTTATTAATTAAACCTGCATCAACTGCTTCTTGCAAAGTTTGTTGAGCAAGGTTAGCTTTAATTGTTAAATCATCAACACTGTTTAGTTTTATATTACCTAAATCTTGATCTACTAAACCAATTCCTAATTCTTTTAAAACATTACCACCTCTTTTTACAGTCAAATCATTCGCATCTATTGTAATAGCGTTAACCCTATCTTTTAACAAAGGGTATTTTTCAACAGTATTGTTTATAAATTTTTGTATTTTTTCATTTGAGGTTACTATTTTATTTTGCAAATCTGTAGGGACACTTTCACCCGCATCAATAAATTTTTTAGCTTGATTGTATAATTTTTTTTGTTCGGGATAAAAATCTTTTTTAAGACTAGCTTCTAAAGTTCTAACTCCACCTTCAAATTTTCTTATACCCTCTCTATTAGCTTTATAAAATTGAGGGTTTAAATCTTCAGGTCTTAATTGTTGTTTTAATAATTTTAATTGATCAATACTAGATTGATGTCCCATATCAATTGGTAAAAATTCTCTAGGCTTACCACTTATTGCTCCAGTTGTTTTAACCGGTTCTAAACCTAAACCTTCTTGGACTTCTTTTTTAAATTTATAAAGTTCTTTTTCATAATCTTTAGATCCTAGTAGATCTAATTTTTTAGATCTTCTTTTTGCAGTTGCAGCTTGAAGAACACTTACTGGGTCATTTTTTAATCTTGGTCTTGGTTTTTTTTCAAATGTTAGATTTTTAAACTCTGGTTCTTTTTTAACAACATCTACTGCTTTTCTAAATTGATCATCATTAGGAAAAAGATCTGTATCTATAAGTTGTCTAATATCTTCATTAGAAAAAGATTTACCACCAACCTCTACTATATCATTTAATGCTTTTCTAATTTCAGCTTGGCCTCCTGTTTGTTTTTTAAAACCAATTGGTAATCCTTTAGATTGTTTACCTGTATCTTTTTTAATTTTTGGAATAGAATCTCTATACTCTTCTGCAGCTTTTAAAGCGTTTGCTTCACTGCCATAATCACTAAAATTAAATGTTTTATAAAATTTTTGACCGCCTTTTCCACCGCCTTTTCCTCCTCTAACAACTTGAACTTCTAAAGAATCTGATTGAGTTAATTTTCTAATATTAGGTCCATACAATTTAGAAAATCCTTCACGTGTACCAAGATCAGTTCCTTTAAACTGACCACCACCTATCGCAAAGTTTTTTCTTTTGTAATATCCCCTCTCCGTAAGAGAGTCGATCATTTGATTATATTGATCTATTGAGTTCATCTTTTGCCATAGAAACTTTTAAGTTGTTGTAACTTTTTCATAGCTTTGGCGATTTGTTCTGGGCTCTTATCTTTTATCTGTCTGCTTTTAGAAACCATTTTTTTTAAACTATTATTTAATTGTTTAGTTTGTTTATTTTTTAATAGTCTTAATAAATACTCGTGGCTTTTATCTTTTTTCGGTTTACCAAAATCAGGGTTAGAAGTTTCTAGCATAGAACCAAATTTAAAGCCTGCTCTTCCACCTGAAGCATAATTTAAACTATTTCCAGGTGAACCTCCAGCTTGGCTTGCTTGCTGGGCATATTTTCTCATTTCTGCTTGTTGTTGATTCCACTGGTTCATACCTGCGCTTCCGTCATATCCATAATTTGGATTATATGAAGGTGTGTTAGCCCTTTCTTCCATAATTGCATCTAGGTATTTTTTATCTAAAGCTACTAAGTCTTGAAAAGATTCATTACCTGTTAAAGTTACGCCAGATAAATAACCATCGTCTATACCTTCTTGAATATCAGACGCTAGTTTTGCTTGTGTTAAAGCTAACCTGTCATAAGATCCATCTGCGTTTATAAATTGATCTGGATTAATTCCTCTTTCTTTTAAAATCATAGATTGAGTATAAGGTTCTGCTCCATACTGTT